TGGTCCTCGAAAAAGCGGTTGGCAAGATACCATCTCTTCTCCTTTCTCTCAATCAATGGCGTCACACTGAACTCGACTTAGCAGTCCGGCGATGTCTGACCACGTTGACTGAGGATGTCGCGAATCCCGATTGCTGGAACGATGGCAAGCTTTTCTCACGTCTAAACAACGTCGAGATCGCTTCCTTATTCGAACCCGGCAAGATCCGCAACATTACGATTGGAAATGGGAACCTCAACAACGCACTACTTCCCCTACAAAGCACGCTCAACACCGCGTGGAAACATTCTAGGAACTCCACCATGCTCACACCCGACCTGACCGACGCAGTATCTGAACTCTTCCGTATTACACTCGGAACCGAGATCATCTACCTCGTCTCAGGGGACTATTCCGCCGCCACTGACAAGGTCAGCCGCACCGCTACGATTGCTGCTCTAGAGCCAGCTCTCTCAGCCATGCCGGCCGCCCTTGCCTTTCTCGCGCGCGTTTCGTTCATGGGTGGGACTGCTTCATACCCCAAGAAGCATCCCCGACATGGAGTCACTTTTCAGTTTCAAGAGGCCCAACTCATGGGACACACGCTCTCTTTTCCACTTCTCTGCGTGATCAACCTTGCTGCTTTAACACATGCATGCCAAGTTTGGTTTCGCTACAGAACAGGCCCAGATTGCCCGTTTGTCTTATCCCTCTCGAAACGAGAAGCTGGTGATTTCGTCCGACTGGTTCTTAAAACCGCACGGGTCAATGGTGACGACATATTATTTGCCGCCCCCCAAGACCTTCGCGATCTTTTCGACACCTCTGCCGCTTCCCTCGGGTTTTTAAAATCCCCTGGAAAGAACTACGTATCCACCACCCACTGTGTAATCAACTCCCAATTCTTCCGGAAGTCGACCAACGCAGAGGGTGAGATCGTAGCGGTCCTTTGTCCGTACCTGAACCAGCGGTTCGGTACCAACGCCAACACAAAGGACGGCAGCTCGGCCGCGACCCCTACAGGAGTCTCCAACTCTGTTTCCCAGATGATGCTCGCTCTACCCTGGTCCGCTTGTTATTTACCCGTCATCCTCCGCCGCTGGTCGTTCAAGAACATTCTTGGTCTCACACCCTCGAACTACTTGCCCGTCCACCTCGGAGGCCTCGGCTTTGACATGCGGTTGGCACCTCACGATGCCTACATCACGGTACAGCAACGCCTTATGGCTGCGATCTTCATCGCCAATCCCGCGCTTCAGCTCTTCTCCATCCTTGAGCTCAACCCCGAATTGGCAAAGACTTTGTACAACGTTATTGACGTATCCAAGACTTGCGCCTCACTCGGTCTCCCAACAGCCTTCGTGGCCTACTCAGAGTCCGTCCCCTCGTTTGCCCTTGGGCAGTCCTCCGCAACAGGTGTGGCATCAGGCCAGACTGAGTTACGGGGGGCTGATTTCTGCCAGTCCTGGGAAAGTTTATCTTCCCGACAGGACACATGGATGTTCCGGC